CCAGCCAAGCGTAGCCAGCCTGCCGCCATGGTTTCAAAGGTGTGGCCTGCCTCAAATATTCGTAGCAGCTTGCCACTGAAGCCGCGCCCCGTGTCCACCGGTGTATGCAGGTATTCGTACTGCAGAGCGCGGTCACAGTCGGCACCAATGCGGGATGCGCCCAGATAATTTCGGGGCTTCTGCCCGGCATGCCGTGCTTCCAGAGCCACGTCAATCGCTTCAATGATGCGTTCGGCAGGCGTGGGGCGGTGGTTGAAATCCAGCATCAGAACGGCACCTCCGCTCTATCGGCAGAAGCCGCAACGATGCGTTCTTGAAACGCTGTGACGATCACCTCGATGAGCTGCAACGCCTGCTCTCGGCTGTAACGGGCGGGCGGTACGTCAAAGCCGATCTCGGCCATGAGTTCGCCCATGGGTTTCAGGCACGCCTGGAGGGCGGCGCGTTCCAGCGGGGTTGGGTCAATCATGATGCGCCTCCGACGTTGCGATGCGTAGATGTCCTGGCAAAGGAGGGAGCAGAACTTGCGATAGGATTTCTGGCGTTGGGGGGTGAAGAGGGCTTCTCGGGTATCGAACCAGCCGAAACCGCGTTCTTGTCGGATACAGATGGCACATCTCACACGGCCTCCCGTTGTTTGGAAGCGGTAAACACCAGTTGTTGGATGGCACGGCGGTTGAAGCGAAAGGTAATCAATGTAGAAGCCTGATAGCGGGTCAAGCCGTAATCGTTGCGATAGTTGGGTGGCAACAAGGAGAGCTGTTTTTCGGTGGCAGGCAGGCTCAGCCAGCGGCGGGTTTTGCGGGCGCTATCGTCGGTTTCATGGGCGTTCAGCCAGTCATCGGCAGCGGCCAAGGCCACCATGCGGTCGCCCATAGACAGCAGACGTGGGGAAAACTCCTTGCCGCCCCCCACCGCATGCCAGCACCCTTCGAGGAAAAACACACCTGCCCAAGCGGTAAAGCCCTGCGCCAGCAGCGCGGCGTCATCCCCGAACAGATCGCACCAGCGGAAACTGGAGCGTTTCAGCAGGTCGATCTCGGTCATGACGAAATCGGCCAGGGCTTCGTCGCTGGCCTCGCTCTCGCCTTGGGGCTGTTCTGCGCCACACAGCGGACATTCTTTGGCCCGCAAGGGAATCGTGCCGGCACAGGCTGGGCAGATTTTGGTCAGGGCAGTGCTTGCCTTGCTCTCCCGCACATCAAGGCTGGCATCCTGTTCCAGCGAGCCGTGCATCAGCGTCGAAGTGCCAAAATCCAGCACCACGCAGTCGGTTTTGAGAATGCCAGGGTGAATCTCTGGGTCGATGGTACGCAGCCCCCGCCCGATCATCTGGATCATCGTGGATTTGAAGGAACTGGGGCGCAGCAGCACGACACAGGATGTGGGCGGATGGTCCCAGCCTTCCGTCAACACCGCGACATTCACCACCACCTGCGCCGCGCCATTCTCGAACGAGGCAAGCGCGGCCTTGCGCTCGGCTACCGATAATTCGCCATGCACCAGCACAGCGGCAACGCCTGCTTCTTGGAAGGCAGTGCTGACATCAACGGCATGTCTGAGGGTGGAGCAGAAAACCACGGTTTTTCGGTCGCCCGCCTTTTCCCGCCAATGGCGGATAACAGCATCGGTGACGGGTGATTTGTTCATCACTGCTTCCACCGCCTTCATGTCGAAATCATCGGCCAGTTTGCGGACGCTTTGCAATTCACCCGTAGCACCCGCATCAATAACGAATGTGCGTGGCGGCACCAAATGACCACTGGCAATCAGCTCACCGATGCGGATTTGATCGGCCACATTCGAAAACACCTCACGCAGGGCTTTTTTATCGCCGCGTGACGGGGTGGCCGTGACGCCGTAAATCTTGACAGCGGGATTGAGGGATTGCGCCTGATCGATGATCCGCCGGTAACTGCCCGCCGTGATATGATGCGCCTCATCCACCACCAGCAGATCGAGGGCGGGCATGGATGCCAGCGTTTGCGGACGGCACAAAGTCTGCACCATGGCAAACGTGGCCTGTCCCGCCCAGTCCTTGGTGTTGGCGTCAACAATGCTTGTGGAAACATCTGGGTTGACCTTGCGGAACTTGGCTTCATTCTGGCTGGTCAGTTCATCGCGGTGGGCGAGGATACAGGCTTTTCCACCGCTTTGCAACAAAGCGCCCGCCACCGCTGACAAAATGACCGTTTTACCAGCACCCGTCGGGGCCACGCCCAGAGTGTTGCCGTGGGCATTGAGGGCAGTCAGACTGCGCTGGGCGAATAGCTTTTGCCTGGGTCGTAAAATCATCGCTGTTCCCCTGATTAGGCCCAATGGGGGCGGTTGGATGGCGTGGCAGGGGTAGGTTGCATGGCGGCGGGCGGTGCGTACCCTGCGTACCCTGCGGCAGGGGCCGCATACCCCGCCCCACTCATTAGCGAGGCGTAATCCTTATGATCCGGCGTGATGGCCAGCTTGATGACGTTTTTATCGCCGCGATCCCCGTGTTCGATGTCGATCTTGGCGACGAATTCCACCCCGTCCAGTTCCTGAAACCCAGCAATCCGGCGTCTGGTTTGGGCTTCTGGGGAATTATCCTTGGGACTCAGGCGGCGCGACGAGTTAAGAATGCCCTTGATAAAGGCGCGTCCTTGATTGCCCCAGTCTGGCCCCTTGGGACTGTAGAGGCCAATGAGGCTCCACACCTTGCGTTTGGCGTATTTGCCCTCCAAAATGACAAATTCGCAGTCCAGATAAACGGAATCCGTGCTTTTGCCGCGTGTGGCATAGCCCTCTGTCCAACCTTGGGCGGGATCGTTCAGGCCCCCAGGGCGGATGGTCATGCGCACGCGGGCGAGCGTGCCTTTCGGGATCAGGTCGTAGCTGTTCTGGTCATCAGCGGTGTTAAAATCGTTCCAAGACATGGTCAGGGGTTCCTTTCAGTGAGGGTTGAAAATTTAGGACGGAGGAGAATCAGGCAGCGGGTGGCGGCACGTCCCACGACAACAGGCGTTCTGCCGGTTGCCGCACCTTGGTCATCAGTTTTCCGAGGTGTGGCTCTTCCAGTAGAGACAGCCGCCCGGAGCGGTCTTTCGCTGGATAGCCAAAGGGATTAAGGGTATCGCAGATGAAGGCCCTGTACGGCTCACCGCCATCGTCGGGCGTAATCGCTGCCATGGTAATCACCTGATCAACGGGCGCGGATCGGAAGAACAGCCAATGGCTGTTCTGGAGACCGCAAGCCCAATGAGCCTTCCTTTCAGCAAGCCGATAGGCGAAGCGGAAAGGTTAGGCGGAATTGAGGGCAGTTCCAAACCCGTTTTGCTGCCCTCAATCTGCGGTATAAAAAACCGCCGGTTGAAGTCGTCGGTCTTCTCATCCAAAATCCCCACGAACCAGACGTTTTTGGCGCGGGTATGCTGGAGGTGCGTTAGCCAGGCAATCATCTCCTGCCCGTGCAGGCCGTAGGCACCACGGGTATCGGGTTTGCCGTTCTTATCAGAAAACGCCTGTGGCTGGCCTTTGCACCATTGAAAACATAGTCGCCCCGCCACCGTGATGGAATCAACAAAGATGGTCTCATACCGATCGAGTGCCGAAGGATCCCCGAATTTTTCGCACACCGCATGAAAATGCGCGGTGCTGTAGGGCTGGTCATCACGCAGCGCTGGGTTTGGGCCACCGATAAAGACCGCAAAATCCCGACATTCCACCCACGTGCGCGGACGGATGCTGTCGATTTTCAAGCTCTCAACGGCAAGGTCGCCGGCCTCAAGATCGAAGAACAAGGTTTTGCTTGGCTCCAGCGTCCACAACAGCGACGTTTTGCCGATACCGGGTTTACCGAAGATACAACCCTTGATGCCGCGCTTTTCTGCTAACCTCTGTTCGGCGGTGATGATGGGGAGGGTCATGGCTGGCCTCCCTCATTCATTTTGATGGAAACCGTTGCTTTACCGGCTTTCAGCACCCGCGCGGGGGCGAACGCCTGGCGGATATGTTCCGGCCAAGCGGTGAATTTGCGTTCGGCCACCTTGTAGGTAACGTCCACATATTCTGAGGGGTTGTCACCAGCGGCGCGGATTTGTTCTGCTACCGCCGCCAACTTTTGTTGATCCCATTCGGGCTTTTTCGGTACATCGCAAGTGACGGTGCAGCCGTCATCGTCCAGATGTACGGTGCCAAACGGTTTGTCATGCTGCTGGCGTAAGGCCTGAAAACGGGTGTCGTATTTCAGGCGGATGGCATTTTCCAGCCATTCTTTGGTGAGTTTCGCTGATTC